ACAGCGGAGGGAACATAAGGAGAATTGTTTATACAAAAAACAGAAAACTCAATATGGATCTCGATGATGACAGGCTGGAATATTACCATGTGCTGAACCATCCCATTTACTCTAAGGGCGCGAACGCTATTTTAAAAGTAGTGTATCTTGAAAAAGAAGCGGCTGATGACGTTGATAAGCGCGACAGGCAGGCTGATGTTACGGCTATTGTTCGTAAACTATCAGGTGAATCGCTACGTGATTTTTCACGCGTTGTAGTAAGTGCCGGTGGCATGAGGTATAATCCTAAGACTACGGACAACGCTTTGAAAAAAGCAATTTACGAGCTTAGTGACAAAAACCCAGACCTTGTGCTGGAGGAGTATAAACACCCAGATCGTTCCATTAAGGAACTGATTTACAAGGCCAAGGAAAAGGAAATTGTTACTCTGAGTAACGCGGTTTGGAAATTCAATGGCGAAGTAATCGGAAGGAATTTCGAGCAGGCCGTTGAGTGGTTCAAGCGAAACGAAGAAGTATTACCCGCATTGCGGAAGGAATTAAAATAATGTATGACTTTAACGGAACTAAGCACTCTTATTGATGATATGCTGGACAAGTCCAATACGGATTGGTTTAACAATACTGAAAAAGAGTATTGGATAAACAAAGCCGCGAAGGAGCTGGCATTGGAGAAGTATGAGGAGTTTCAGTTAACCGAAAAAGGCCGACAATATTTAAGTCCCTTGACTCGTAAAGTCTCAGTAACAGCAGTAAGCTCGTTTCAAAAGCTTGCAACGTGCCCGGAATTTATGTTGTTCACTTCGCTCCTCGGCACTTTTACTGATGCGTGTGGTAATGTTCAAAAGGTACCTATCGTACCCCTACAGGATGATGACGGCAGGGTGCACCAGGACCCGTTCTGGAAACCCGATGATATTACTCCGTGGTATGAAGAGACTTTTGATACTACCGTAAGCCTTGAAGTAGTTAATGTTTTATCAGCAACTACTCCAACAAATATTCAAATTCGGTATTTGAAGCTACCCCGTAAGGTAAGTTTCACTACCAATACCATGGTTGATTTACCTGAACTCATCCATGAAGAATTGGCGAATGTTACTGTACGGATGATGTTATCATCATTACAGCAACCTAACAGCTATCAGGTACAACAGGCAGAAACCCAAGAGGGCGATGCTTAAATTATTAATTAGTAACCTTTAAAATTAAACTATATGAATCCTATCGGACGTGATTTTTTCACGCTTGTTGCCCCAGCGCACACCCCAACATTGACGGGTGATTTTCTGGACTTGACCCTAAGTTTTGAGGCACACCGCGACACCTTAAAAGGTGCGATTTTCATTGCTCCTACTGCGGGCTCGCAGAGGACTGTAACATTTGTAGTTGGTGGAGTATGGGTTGCCGGAGAAACTATCCGCGTTACCTTAACGGCACCGGCTTCGAGCCGTCAAACGTTCATCAAATCCTACAAGTATACTGTACCTGTTGGAGGAACAGCTACTACGGCTATTGCCACAGCACTTGATGCTATGATTGGCGCGAATGATGCTGATACGAATCAGCCATACACTTCTGGTGTTGCTGCTTCTACCGTTACTGTAACGTTGCGTTCTAACGACACACGCGGATTGACTGGAACACAGTCAGTAGTAAGCGTTGCTGGAACTATTACAGTTGGTGGTACTAACGGAACAAACTCTGAAGGCCAAGCTCAAGACTTGCTTGACAAAGGTGTTCCTGCTGATTTGGTTACGCTTGCGTCTTACGACACTGTGCGTATTGCTTACCAGCCATTGGTTGCACAGCCCCATGAAGACAGTTATGGTTATAACGCGAGAGAAATTTTCTGGTACGGTTCCCCCGGAACAGGAACAAGCCTTGCGCTTACCATTAACAATATTGCTGGCTACGTTAGCTAAAAAAAAATTAGTTAATTACTACTATAATGGAACGGACTAAAAACCCGTTCCATTTATTACATTTACCCTATTCATGACTTTAAACGAAGGCGTATATAACATTACCAATATTGCCCGCAATGGACAGGGGGATAGTGATGATACGAAGTTGTCGCCTAAACAGGTGGAGTTTTGGATTAATTATCACCGTTCGCATGTAGCTCACTTAATGACTCAGCAGGGTAATAATATTGATGCCCAGTTGATTCAGGATATGGGTATTGTGCCATTGACTGATGTAGATAAGGCTGATTCAAGTTGCCCGGCTGTTGAATGGGGGTGTGTGATTAAAAAAATTACCATTCCAAAATTGGTAGATTTTCCGGGAACCCGTGCGCTCACGTTTGTTGGCCTTATTGATAAGCAAACACCGATTGTTTTGGATTACGCAGATACCCATATTTTCGAACGCGCTACACAATTCGGAAAACTGATGAACCGGGCATATTTGATCGGGAACACATTGTATGTATCGGCACGGGAGGGTTACGAAACCATGAAGTATATTAATATTCGCGGTGTATTTGAAGACCCGACAGAGGTATTTACGTACGCGTATCCGGGGTGCACTCCAAGATGTTTTGATCGCGCAACAGATGAGTATCCTATTTCTCAAAAGATGTATGATGAAGTGTTGAGAAGAATAATGGGACGTGAATTATCCATGACGTTACAAACCGTTACTGACGAGCAGAACAATGCAAGAGAAGAAAACGCGAAACGACCATAGTTTATGGAGGGGAAAAACCTCTATTACAATGCGCGATCTTTTCAATTGGGTGCGACCATGGTTGGAAGAAAGAATAAAAAAAGGCAACACGCATAAGCGCGGCATTACGTATGAGCAGTTCATTGGCATTATAAACGGTTATCTTACACATTCTTTTACCCATGTCATTGAATCCGGCAGGGGATATGAGTTCGGGCATAAGTTTGGGGAAGTAAGGGTAGTAAAAACTCAGTGCGTACTGTACAACCCAAGGAAGTACTATTTTAAAACAGATTCTACCGGAAAAAAGGTAAAGGAAGTGGAAAAGTACAGACAGGTTGTGTTGGGGGACGGAATGATAGCGTTTATGATATGGAAGCCCGGTAATAAAAAGAAAATGTTTCGTATTCGTATGGCGCAGAAATGGAAAAAGAAGATTTGGGAATCAGTGCAGGCCGGGGCTGATTATATGGATTACACAATGGATAAAAGCGCGGCACAAAAAGCCGCTATAATATATAAAAGAACCCATGTTAGAAGGAAGAGTTAGTCTTTATTCTGTTATAGGCCGCGTAGTCAAGGCTCTCCGTTTGTCAAATGTCAACAGTTTGGTTGATGATTTTGCGCTATGGGCAATGGAGGCTGAAGTTAAGATTGGCTCGGAGGCCACGTTTCGCAGGGTAGAATGTGAACTGGAGGTAAAGAACTGGAGGGCCTGCGTCCCAAGGGATTTCGCATACCTAAATGCTCTAAAGCATGGTGAAAATTATATTGATGTTACCAAGCGGGATTTCAGGCTGTTTAATAAGGCTCCGCGTATAGGTGTCCAAAATGACAGATTCCCGGCAAATCAACAAGTTATAAATGATCCGGGACAAATTCTTGCAATCCGAATTACAATAGCTGGAACTTTTACTCCCGGTGACGTTATTTCAGTTACGGTATCGGCTACTCGTAATAATACAATCGCATCCAACATATTTACATATATCGTGCAGGTTGCCGATACACTCACTACAATATGCGCAGTTATTGCAGCACAGGTAAACGCCATTGGTAACCTTGGCTATACTGCAAATCCTGGGGCCGGCACTCTTGATATTACGGCCTCTACTGTGGCTACTACTTTTGTGATTACCACGACAACTGATTCAGCGGACGGCACCATAAGCTCTACTATTTACCAAGCACATCGCCCGGCACGAAACGCTACTATTGATTTGACTACAGGCTGCGAAGTTGCACCGGCCACTTCGTCTAATAATTTGGCGAACCGCAATGCTCATGAACATAACACCGGGGCCAATGGATATAGCGGCTATCTGAGTAATGAGGGATTTCCGGGCGTTGCCGCTCCTAAGTATGCTATCGAGAACGGGTATATTTATTTCAATACTATTAAAAATGACAGGGTAGGAATATCATACCAGGGAATTTGGCTGGATGACGATGGGTGGCCCTTAATTAAGAAGTCCCATGAGGATGCCGTGGCCGCGTATTGTATGTATATGTATAGTATAGGTGATGTATACCAAGGTAAAATGCCATTTAACCTGCACAAGGATTTCCAGCAACGTTGGTTTTGGTTATGTGGGCAGGCAAGGGGTGATGACAATATGCCGAATGATGATGAAATGCAGTGGATCAGCAGCCAATGGATGCAATTAATTCCGGCAAAAAATAAGAATTTTTTTTAGAACTAATTGATTATCAAATATATAAGTGGCTTCCCAACCATATAAAAATAAGTTTAATGCGGGCATGGTGGGCGATGGAGATCGTCAATTTCAATCTAACGCATCGTATCGGTTATCGGTTAATGGGCGTATTATTTTTAATAAAGACGGCACGTATGCGTGGGAACCGGTTCGCGGAAACGCGTTTTCCTTTACCTTAACTCCAAATGGCGGGGCAGACACTTCGGTGTATGTTCCAATTGGGGCAACGGGAAACTCCTATTTATCCATTGTATTTATAGTAAATCCTAATTCCGGATTTTCTGAAATCGGGCTTGTTATTACGGATTCTAATGGTAACGGTCAGTACAAAACAATGTTCAACGATCAGGCTGATCCCAATAATGAATTGCTAAATTTTCAGCCAGAGAACCAAATATGCGCGAGGTTCTTGTATGAAAATGACAACCTTATTCGTGTGTATTGGGTAGATGGGGTGGAACCGGATAGTAATCAGTACAGGTCTTTTACATTCAGGTACGACAATGCTATTGGCCCGCGCAACGATGTGAATGCTTATTTTCCTGTTACCTTGTCTGTACATGCTATAAATGCCCAGTCGCAGGTGTATTGGGGGATCATAAAGTTTGTAGAAACTATTGGTGGTGGCCTACTTACAGGCGTGTATCAATATACTTACAGGCTCTTGACAAACGATGGTTACCAGTCCCCATGGTACCCACTGACCCGCAAGGTATTCGTTACCTCGGATTTGGTAAGCGCAACCAATTGGAATACTTACGAAATGGAGAGCTCTGGGCTTGTAACATCCAAGGGAAACCAGATTGAAATAAAAGGTGTGGATCAGCGGTTTACTAAAATTGAGGTCGCGTATGTATATTCCCAGACTAACCTGACAACAAATTCAGCCTACATATTTGCTGAAACGGTGATAAGTGGCGCCACTATGACATTCGATCATATTACAAATGGCGGTGTACCACTGGAGCCGGATGAGATTCCGGCCATATTTTCGGTTATTAAAGGAGCAAAAACACTGGACATTAAGGATAGCTTAATGTACCTGGGTAATATTATTGAAAGCGGTATTGACGTGGATATTGAGGCTGTGTTGGGAACCGCTACTGCCGAGCCGTATATCCGGGACATGCACTCAGACGAATATACCAGCGGTGAGGACGGGGTAGCCACCGTTGCAAGTCCCGGCCCGATTACCCACCAAGTACCAAAAACAGGAACTTCGGTTATTGAGATGTCTACTGGCATTACAGAAACGTACCAAATTGATTCGGATTATGTAAATTATAAAGGCACACAGGTTTCCCATCTTTACCCCGGCTATTTCCGTGGCGAAATGTATCGTTATGGTATAGTGTTCTATGATTTATGGGGATTCCCTGGTCCTGTATACCACTTATTTGATGTTACGTTCCCTGAGCAGGCCAGCACCTCGTATACGTATACACGAATAAAAGCAGACGGAACTACTGTAACTGTAGTGGATAATCTCGCAGAATCCGCGTGGCCTACAAATGATTACCAAGCGTTTACATCACCTCCTATTTGGGATGAAGACCCGCAGAGCACGGAGTTTAGTTCGCTGCGTATTATGGGGGTTAAATTTGCGAATATTGATGTATCGAGTTTGGCCGGCCGGTGTTCTGGATTTATGATAGTGAGGGTCTTGCGCGATAAAACCATACTTGGGCAAGGACTTATTATGCCTACGTTGTCTGAGTTTGATAATACGTGGATATTTAATTACACATTGCAATGGTGGGAAGATCTGAATAACCCTGGTAATGCCCCAACGTCTGCCTCGGCTGTTGGCGATATAGCTAACATAGGATTTGTCCTACAGGACAACGTGGATCAACCAACTACAAACGCAGGCAATACACCATATTTTTTATTACGACCAAATGCTTCGGTGTGGTATATTCCGAACAATTATTTTGGGATTAGTCCAATATCCACTATTCAATCAAATGACAGGGTAAGATTGGTGGGCGGGTGTTATGAAGAGATCCAGTCGGATAACGGGGCAGCAGCAGAGCAATCATATTTTACGTTTGCTGATTACGTGTCCCAGAAGCTCTATAAAAGCAGAAATACATTTCACGCTACTTCACCGGTGCCGTTTCCTCAATATTTATCTGAGGCAACAATGAGTACCCTGCGATATGTAGGGTTTGGAGTAGAGATTCCTAATTATAGCTCAACACTTGATTTTAAGAATTTTATACATGTTCTGGCTACTAATCCTGAGCCTGCTGGGTTTACTGATGATTTTCAATTACGTGCGCATGGAATGGATGTTTTCTTTATTGAGCATTCTAATTTTGATGGTGGCGCTGGCATAGGTTATTTGGCCCCTTTATACACGGATACAGCAGCGAGCTCCCAGCCTAAACATGGATTTTTTATAGCCAATTACGTGAGGGAACGCACGGGGCTTTATGGCGGCCAGACGCTAACAGCTCTTGAAACAAATATTTTTATTGCTACGGGGCATTTTCAGCCTATTGGTAATCCTGCCTTTGTTACACCGGTTACCGAAATTTATGATGACGTGGAGGTATGGGGCGGCGATTGTTATCTTGACTACTTTGGATTTTTACGCGCTTATGGTGAATACTGGGGCACACCAAATCCGGGACCAAGTTATGGTGACATGGGACTTGGGCTTATGTTCCCGTTGGAAAGTGAACTACAGCACCCTATGCGCAATGCTCCTTCGGTAGAAAATCCTATTTATACCGATGTGGGTGCCCGGCCAAATTCTACTTTTGCTGGCGTAACAACCGATTGGGCGAACGGTCTTTTTTATGACACCACCTCTGCGGTTGGATTACGCGAAGAATTTAATATCCAATCGAGCCTATTACTGGAAGAACTGGTTCAATTCTTTACCCCAATATCGGCAGATTTTCAGTTTGTTGAAAACTTTCCGGTTCGCTGGAGGTATACATTACCTAAATTTTATGGTGATCCGGTTGATACATGGAGAACATTCCAGGTAAACGATTTCAGGGATTTACAGGGCAAGTATGGGGAAATTACTTCTTCCTTATATTTATTTGACCAGATATACTCATGGCAGCGGTCTGCGTTCGGACGTTTACGTGCCTTTGACCGAGCGGCACTTGAATCCGCTAACCTCGGCACCTTAACAACAGGGGTTGGA